AAACTAAATGACAACTGAAATTATCCCACGTGAAAAATGCAGAGTATGCAAAATCTATTTACAAAAAAATTGTCTTAATGATATTTGTTTAAAATGTTCAAAGCAGTTTAATAAAATAAAAGATTTTGTGGTTTTTGAAAGAGAATTAGAATAATGAAAATGGAAATAATCGAAAGTGATTTGAAACAATTATTTCAATGGATAAAGAACCTGGATGAACTGTGTAAATCCCAACAGGCCTTAATTGAATCACACCAGGATGCAATTGAAAGTTTAGACGAACGAGTCAGCCACATAGAACTATTGCTAACTCAAGAAGATAACAAATAATTATTTCTTATTATAAAAAATTGAAAAAAGAAATCTTAAAAATTTCTTTATTTTTTTTATCATGCGGGTGTCGCAAGAACTAGCATTCTCGACCCTGTTTGCATATTGATATGAACACCAGTATTATTCCCAACAATCCCAAATGAAGTTATGTATGCGCCACCGTACCATTTCCCTACACTTTGATAAGAAAAAGGGCGAGTATTTCCTGTTGTCATATTTGCATTAGTGAAAATATTAAATAATTTATCATCTGTAGAGTCTCCATTATATCCAGTCATCTCAAAAAAACATGGGTTATCTGTTGATGTTCCTGTCAAATAACCGAACTCATTTTCAAGGTCACCTCCACTTGTAGTGGTGAAGTCTCGAAAAGAACTGTAAGCATATTCGGTGGCACCGTTTGTGTTGTTACATGTGATACCTAATATCATAGCTGATACAGAGGCACCATAAAACAAAACTTTAATGAATTTATCCTGTGCTGAGAATACTCCACTGGTGAGAATACCAGGAGCTCCTAATGTAACGTCTGCGAGAACTTCCCACGTTGCACTGGCTGCAGCAGGTGTAAAATATTCGGGTGCTGTTGCACCAGCATTTACTTTAATTTGTTGTGCTGGTGTACCAATTGCTAAGCGTTGTAAATGTGTTCCATTACTGAAAATTACGTCACCAGCCGTTAAATCTGCTTGAGTAACATTATCAAAATCAAGTGGGCCACCATCCTGTGCTACAGTACCATCGTGTTTATGGGGTAAAAGAACATTAGAACCCCCACCAGAAAATCCCACGTTTAACCACCTGCGAGATTAAATCTAGCTTGTTCTGTTGAAAGATACATCGGTGTAACTTGTGCCAATAGGTCTGTAGTTCCTGCTGCACCTGGAGTAACTTGCACACTTACAACGTTTTGTCCGTTTATGTTTTGGTCTGAACCTGCACTTAATGACACTGCAGGTTGACCGTTTATTGAAAATGTGCAGGGATTGGCTGCATCTTGATTTTTAATCGCAACCGAAATTGCTATACTTCGATATAATGTAGGGTAATGAATTGTAGTGGCACCTGCACCTGCTGCAACAATATCAGAAACAAAAGTAGATTCTGCAGTGGTATCATTTGGTTTTACCGTAACTCGGTATCCTTGAATTATTTGAGGCATTTAAGCCACCTTAGAAAAGATTNGCNTATTTCATTAAAAATGAATATGCTGCAATACCACCACCTGTGGCAACTTGNCCTGATGAAAAGCTCAACTGTTTTCCACCAGATGCACCGCCGACGCTTACGGGAATTGGGCCAAATACGACTCGACCTGCACTGGCTGCTGAACTGGCAACTGAAAAGTTTGAAACTCCCGATTGAATACCGTTTACTAGAACGTTAGTTTGATATGCTGCTGCACCTGGTGGGTCTGGATTGTTTACACAATCTAAGATATTGTTACTGCGATTTAACTGCTGTATAGTAAGACCTGTAATATCGTCAGTGGAAGGCCCAAAAACGTTAAGTGCTAAACCTGGTGTCGTATAACTTCTCATAAGTGGTACCGCCATTATAGACTATCCTCTTGTAAGTTGCCCATTGAGTTTGCACCAGTAAATGCTCTATCTGAACCTTGAACGACTGTAGTTGCGACTGCACCTATTGCTGATTCTATACCACCAATTCCAAATGCTGCTGCTGCTGGGATTACTTTGCCAATTGTACCACTAGCCATTCCTGGTGAAATTGCACCTAATATGACGGTCCCTAAGGCTGCGATTCCCGCACCCGCTAGAATCTTGTTTACTGTTTTACCTGTCTTTAATTTAAATGCCATTCTCCATTCTAAGAATAGAGAATGACTTAATAAATATGCCTATTTTACATAAGCATGGTTATCGGTAAGATTGGAAGCTATTTGGCTTTAGGTCTTGCTGGTGCGTTCGTTCTCAATGCTTTAATCAGACCTGGTTCCGCAGCAGCCACAGGTGGTGCTTTGCAAGAAACAGGTGCGGGAATAGCCTCAATAGGTGCGGGGATAGGGGATTCGTTACGGTCAATAGGCGGTGGAAGCGCCAAGTTGTTCGACCCTCTGTTCACGTTAAGAGATTTAGTTTTTACATCTGATGCAGGAACTGCAGCAGGGGTTGGACCAGTTAATCAAAGTCAAGTAGAAGTAAACAGAAATGTCTCAAGCCCTGTAGCAGCGACTATTACTGCATCCAGCGTAAGTGATTCAAGTAGGCCAAGTTCTAGTCCACAGACATCACCAGGAGGTGCAAACATATCCAGTTTAGGAAGCCAACGTTGGACCGGTGGCGGTTTTGGTGCTGCTAATTGAAGAAAGGTTCAAAGGCTGCTAAAGCCTGGGGTGCAAAAATGCGTCGTTTAAGAGGCAAACCCCGAACCACAAAAAAACGAAAAAAATCTAAGTCAACAAAAAGAAAACGTTCTACACGTAAAGGTCAAGTAAGAAAAACAGCTAGACGGGCCTACAAAGGTCTTAAAAGACGGGTTTCTAGGCGTAAAAAGACCGATTCGGCGTGGAATTTCTAATGGTTGAAAGTCAAACAGCCTATATCTGCTCAGTTTGTAAAAAGAAAAAACGTATCAATATTAGAGAAGGTCATGGTGACACAGTATGGGGAGAATGGAAAGATGATTAAACCCAATTATATTTCTCGCCCTTACACTTTGGACAGTCAATAGTTGTGTTATAGATAGGGTCAATCTTGTTAGAACTGGTCTGTGCATCCACTGTACCTACAATGCCATGAGGCACACCTGTTACAGTATCTGCACATAGGTCACAAGGAAGATACTGCTTCAGCTTCAGCTCCAGGTTGGGCCTGTTTACTATTGGCTGTGTTAGCGGATTTGATTTTTTCATAAATTCGTTCAACTATAGCAGGGTCTTTTTTAACTGCTTCTTCAACCTGCGGAACCAGGAAGGATGCAGCCTTTTGATACTTCTTTGGTATTAACTGCATGATAACATCACCTAGACCTGAGCTAGCCATGTCTGTGTTGGTAACTGTAGCACCTTCTTTCGCCTTAGTTGCCACATTCTTTAACCTCATAATCTCTTTACGATAGTCTTGAGCTTCTTCTTTCTTACTATCTGCTAAATATTTAATATCATTCTCAAAGTCTTTGATACGCTGCCTAGAGTGTTTATTGATACTAGTCCTAGACCTAGCAATGAAAACACAGGAAACGCCACCACATAAACTCGCCACCAGGACAAGTGCTGCAGATAAAACTTCGATTTCCACATGTAATACAATGTATTACATAGTTGTAAGTGTTTTGAAGGTAGTAAAAAGGTCATAAAAGGTATGTAAAACATAACACAAACCCTAATACCACCTAATGATTATTTGAACTTATCATTAAAGTCTCACTGTCGGTACACTCCTAGGGGATATGGTATTGGTGACGGGTGAATTAATAGGGGACTGTAAGTATATACAGTCAAAAAAAGTTAATATATATTATTTTATACTAGTACGACTTAGCATTATCATGTCATTAGACCCAAACTTTGTAACCAAACAAGAACGTGAACGCAGATTACAGGCTGCACAAAAAGAAACTAAAGTAGCTAAAACTATTTCCATCCCAATTAGTTATTGGGCCTTACTTGACCAGGTTCGTAACAAACTAGGTAAGAAAAACGCCAATGAGAGTATTATGTATTGTATTAAAGAAATAGCAATTGGTGAGGGTATAGAATCTTGAAAAGAAAATTATTATACATTAATTGGGATTATATTTTTAATCATTTAAGAGATTGTAAATATTGCCAATCTGTGCAACCCTGCAATTTTAAAACATTATCAATGCAAGTTTTCGACCATCTAAACTGTGATTGTAAAAGATGTAAATCAGATTTCAAAATTAAAGAAAATATTGATTGGAATAAAACTAAATGACAACTGAAATTATCCCACGTGAAAAATGCAGAGTATGCAAAATCTATTTACAAAAAAATTGTC